ATGTTGTTGCTGATGTACTAAAACTTTGTTTTGCTAAAGTTAAAAATTTATCAGCAGGTGTGTTCCCAATATAGGCCAAAATATCCTCCTTATGTACTTATTGCATCTACGACACTAACCCATGCGTCTAATGAACTAGCTGTGTCTGATTTAACATAGAGACGATCTCCACTTTGGACTACGACCTTTGCTCCACCATCTAATACTTGTAATGCTCCTCCTGTTGGGATTGGTGCATCTTTCACTAAATAAATGTCGTTTGTGCCATCATTAATATAACAATCAACATTGATTGCTGATGAGGCAACATTTGCTAAAGAAATTCCAACAATGGCATCATAACTATCAAAGTTTGCTCCATCTGGAATATCAACAGCACCAGTTCCGACATTGTTTTCAGTATATCTTCTAAAATTTTGAGCCATGTTTTCCTTTCTTTATAATGCGATTGCCATTGCTACACTAAATCCTGCTGTAGATTTGGCATCTAGTTGCGTTTGAATATCACTTGACACATTTGCCAAGTAACCAAATTCTGTATTTGAAACAGAAGTATCTGCTCCAATTTTTGTTGCAGCAATCCTATTCACATCAACTGTAATATTTCCACTTGATGTTACTGGACTTCCTGAAATTGTAAATTCTGAGCCAGATTGAGTAATTCCTATTGATTCGACTGTGCCTGTGTTGCTTGGGGTAACTTGAGAATAAACAATATTAGTTACACCAATTGATCCAGTTGAATCAGTTGTGCAAAGAAATATTTTATTATCATTAGCTGTTCCTTGATTAACAACTATCATACCACCAGATAATTCTGCAATAGTATCATGTTCTGGATCTCTTGAAGCTGCACCTGCTGAACTTGCAACAGCTAAATATAAACCATTCTCTGTTGCTGTTGATTGATCTTTTAATAATACTCGATCTCCTTCAACTAAAGTTACACCATCGATAGCATCTCCTGCTTCTAAAGCATTTGAAATATTAACATTGGCAGTTGAGGCACATTCTGCAACAGTTCTATTTCTAAGACCTGCTACTGCTTGGTCAACATACCCTTTTGTCGAAACTTCATTTGTAGCAGATGGTGTACTCATTCCTGTTATACTGCCACCTGTAATTGTTACATTACTTGATGCTTGAGTTGCAATCGTTCCAAGACCAAGATTAGTTCTTGCAGTTGAGGCAGAGGCAACATCGCTTAAATCACTTGCTGCTACCAATCTTGCACTAATTTGCGTCTGAGCATTTGAGCTTAATGAGTTTATGTACTGAAATTCACTATTTGATACAGTTCCATCTGCAATCTTTGCTGAGTCTATTCCAGTTGCAACTTGCGAGTTGCCAATCGTTCCTGTTAAAGAAGATGCAGGATAAGAAGTTGCATCTGTAAGATTAAAGGCAGGTGTGGTATCACTACCACCAAGAGAGAGACTTACTCCACCATAATTAACTGATGAATTAGCAAGTTCTGCGTTTTCTACTCCACCTGTTTTAATTGTTACTGCACCAGATGATACAGCAAAATTATCAGATGAGAATGAAGCGACACCTTTTGCTGAAGTTGTTGCATCATCTCCTGCTACTGTTAAAGTTTGTCCTGAAGCTGTTGTTGTAATTCCACTTCCACCTGCAATATCAAAAGATTGTGAATCTAAATCTACAGATGATGAGCCACTATCTCCCTCGAAATCTAAATCTTGTCCTGTAACTTGTGTATCAACATAAGTTTTTACTGCTCCTTGTGAGGGAGGTAAAATTTGACTTGTTCCTAAAGAAGTATCGTGAATAACTGGTGTAGAAGGACCCACATAAGTAGAGCCAACCCATACTCTAGGAGTTGTATCACTAGAATGAATAGTTCCACTATCAAGAGTAAAAGAAACTGTCGTATTAGGAGCAGAATAAGTAGTTGTTGCTATTTTTCCGTATATGGTTCCTGTGTTGGCACCATAAATCTTAACACGTCTTCCAACATGATACGTAGAAGTAACATCTGCAGCAATCGTAATGGAAGTTGTACTTGCTCTTGTCGCATTACTCGTTCCTGTACCTGAACCAAGTTCAAACCATTCTTTATCATTCCATACCTCACGGATTTCTGCCATCATCTCTCTAGCAGAGTTATTAACTCCACTAGGGGGCATGTTTTCTGGCCACCCATCAGGACTAGCAGCATTATTACTGGCTGCTGTTGTGCTCCATGTTTTTATTTTACTCATTTACTTCTTCCTTTTTTCTTTCTATTAATTTTACAAAATTTTCTGCTATTTTATTTCTTGCCATATACAGATCATCTTTTAAATATTTTTTTAATGCACCTAAATCTTCCCAAATATTTTGTTTTTTAAGTGAATTAACAAAATTCTTTTTATTAGTTGCATCTCCAATTAGAATTGCTAGTTCTTGTAACTGACTTAATGTTTTTGTATTTTCAGTTTGTTGTATTAATCTATTAAAATTTGTTAAACCTGTTTTAGTTGAAGTAGCAGCTCCATAAAATTTTTGATTATCTTCATTAAAATATTGATATGCTCCATCTTTATCATATCGTTTATACAATTCTCTTGCACTTTTATTAACAGAAATTATTTCTTCAATTATTTCGTAGGCTTCTTTAACATAAAGAGTATTGCGAGATGGTATTGCTTTTGTAAATCTTCTAATAACAGGATAATCTTTAACACTTAAATCTTCTGAATCATTAAAGAACCATTGGTCAGATAATGTTAATCCATAATAACCAAAAGTATTAAAATATCCTCTTATTAATGCTTCTATTTTAGGAGGAGATAAATTTAATTTTTTACCTATTGCTTGTGCAGTTCTTGACGTTGTACTTGCTCCTCGTAATTCTGGTTTTAAAGATTTATCATATTGTGATTCAATAGCTCTACCTGTAAAAAAATTTTTATTCATTGCTATTTCAACAAGAGGACTAATAGCTTGTGAAATAGGATTAATTCTAAAATTACCCATCATTATTCTATAAAAATCTTTAATAGTTTCTTTAGTAAAAATTGTTCCATCAACAGTTCTAAGAGCAGCACGTTCAGCAATACTTGAAATAGAACCTATTTCCCAAATTTTAGGTATTCGTGCATGAATATAATAAGGATTAAAACTTCCATCTTGGGGATTATACCCTTGGGTTTCTTCTATAGAATTATGAGGGAGTCTTCCATTTGTTGCTACAAATTCTAACCAACGAGCATTAGGAATAAATATATGCCAATGCGTATCTTTATCCCATTCTTCTACTTGTTGATACATAGGATTTTTTGAATTAAACAAAGCTAAAGCCATTGAAGTTGTAGCTAACAAACCTGTTTTAATTGCTACTTTTTTTCTATGAGGGTCTTTAGCTATTCCTCTATACACCCTATCAATACCTAGTTTAGCAGGTCGTAAAAACATAACTGTTTCTTCTAAAAATTTTAACACCTGACCCACGTTAGAAGCATAAGCTCCTCTTTTATCAAAAGGGGTACTAATTTCTTTAGAAAGATAAACACTTTCTGTTACAGATTTTCCTTTTCTTCTTGAAGCTGCATACTCTCCTAATCTGTTTGCAGACTCTACTAAGGCTCCTAGCTCTTCTAATAAAGCTAATGTTTTTCTTGGAGTATCAATAACTTGTTTATAATTAATACCTTTATTCGTATAAAATTTTTCTATACTTTGTTTAAAACTACCTTCTTGAACATAATACGAACCTAAATCTCCACCATTAGCTTTCCATTCTAAATAATTAGCATCTTTTGTAATGCGAGATCTAATACCTTCTATAGCTCCTAACACAATTTTATTACCTGATTGTGTCATTACAGTTGACATAATTGTATCTTTAATTCCGTTTGCTGCAATAAAATCAGGAACTAAAGTAACTGTTGCTTGACCTACTCTTTTTGGTATTGTTAAAAAATTTCCAATACCTGTTAATAAAGGAGATTGTTTATCTAGCCCTCTAATAGCTGTATAAAGTAATGGGTCTAAAACTTCATAATATTTAATTTTACCATCTCTTATAACAGGCATCATCATTTCAAACCCTTTAGGTTTGTTTTTAACTGTTAAGACTTGGGTAATAGGACCTAATCGATCAAAAGCCATATCCATAACCATACTTAAAGGAGTTTCTTTTGAAGTTGTTGGTTCTAAACCTAATTCAACTAATTGATCTAAATTTTCTTTTAATTGTGTTTTAATATTTTGCGTTAATGCTTTTTCTCTTGAAATATTTTTAGGTAAAGGTTTTAATATGTCAATGTATCTACCAGAACCTTGTTTTCGATATTTTTTAATAAAATCTAATACGTCTAATTTAATTCTATTTTTAACAGACTCTTGAATTAACATTCTAGCATTGCCAACAATGTTGTCTAAAATAGGTTTAAGATTTTCTCTTCCCCCTGTTAATTGTTTTATACCTGTAAATTCACTAGGTTGATTAGTGTATTTTTTAGAACCTGTCTTAGAACTATTAACTCTGTGATAAGGTAGAAATTGAGTTCTTTTCCAATTACTTCTTTGTTTTTCAGTAAATATTTCTCCGTATTTTTGTGCAAAATCAGCAATACCTTTTTGCCATATTTGTAAATCTTCAAAGGCTTTTTTAAATACAGGAGTTTCTAATTTTAAACCTTGTTGAATTTCTCTTGCAGTAAAAAGTTTTTCTCTGCCTTGTTCTAATAATTCTTTTGATGATCTTGAAACAGCATATCTAATCCAATTATTTAAGTCATACGAAATAGGGTCCAATGCTTTACGCAAAGACATAGACTTATCAAATGCAATAACATATTCGCCATTTTTAAAAGTTGCAAATGGAATACCAATATCTATTGCTCCATCAACAATATTATCGCCTTGTCGTATGCCACTTGTTTTTTTAAATAAAGTTAAATCTGTGGCCCCCAAGTCTTTTTCCATTCTTGCAAAGCCAATTTGATGATCTATAAATTCAGCTCTTGCACGTTCACTCCAAGAACCTAATTTAGAATTTACAGCTTCGGTGTAACCAATTTTAGAATCAATACGTTGTATATCACTTTGTTTCCAATATCCTGAAAATTGATCTTGTGCGTTTGTTATTGCTTTTTTTAATGAAACTTGTTTGCCATTTATATTAGTAATAAATTTATCATTTCTTACATTTTCTTCAAACCATTTAAAAAAGTTTGGAGTATATTTTTGAGCTACTTCTGGCGCATTAAAGTAAAGACGCATAAACTCAGCAAAACCTTCATGGGGTATAGGTTCGTTTTTATCATAAGATATACTTTTAAGTTCTTCTTTAAAAATAGGTTCGTCTAATTTACGAGTTATTTCAGGTATTCTTTTTTCAATAAAATGACCTACTTCGTGAGCTGCTGTATTAACATCGTATTTATTTTTTATTCTTGTTGTTTCTGTACCAGGAAAAAATTGACCGAATGTTGATTTAGATTTTATTCTACCTGTTGCTATAGGTAAGTTTAAATCTTTAATAAAATTAGTTAAAACTTTTTGTCGTGTAATAAGTTTTTTAGAAGCTCCTTTTTGTGCTGCTACTGTACCTGCTATTTCAGGTTGATAATTTTTAGCAGGGTTCCATTTAGCTTTATATAATTGAACAACATCGTCAATATATGGTGGTTTTTTAACTGATGCTCTAACTTGTGCATCATCTAATTTACTTTTAATTTGTGATTTTAGTTCAACAGGATTACGTCCTGTTTTAACAGACATTTCTTTTGCAAGAACATCAGAAATATTTTCTTTAACAGCTTCTAAATAAGGTTCAGCTTTTACTTTAACTTGTTCTTGTACTATTTTTTCTTTTAATGGTTTATTTAAAACTTTATTAGCTACACTATCAAAAGCAGTTTTTGAAGTAACTCTTGGTGCTCTTGATATAATATCAGCTAAAGCTATATGTGCAGCTTCTTGAAAACCTTCGCTAATTTCACTAGCTTTCATTGTATTGCTACCAAATAATTTTAATTCTAATTCAGTAAAACCTTCTTCTCCCAAAGTATCTAAAATAACTTCTTCTGCTGTATTAGCAAAAACTGATATAGCTCCCATAATAGGTAAAAAAGCAGTTTTAAATCCTGCGTCTCCTACTGCATAAACATCTCCTACTAAAGTTTTTGCAATATTTTTTCCAATTTTAGAGGAAAAATCTTGAACATTTTCTGAATCATTATAAACTTTTTTATAATCTATAATATCTAATCCTAAAACTTCTGTTGTAGGAAATCGTTCTGTATTAAAACTAAAAAATTCTTTTTCTTCTTTTGACCCTGGTATTTTGGCACCTTCAGGTACTCCCACATCTCCATAAAAATTAACAATATCATCTTTAACATTAGTTAAAATATTTTGAACTTTTGGAGCTGCTTCTTCTAATTGACTTTGAGGTACACCAAATATTTCTAATTCTTGCGTTCCTTTTAAAAAATCAAGATTGTTAGTTTCTGTTGTATCTGATCGAATAAATTCAAGATTATCTTTTTTTTCATTTTTTAAAAAATTAAGATTATCTGAACTAGCCGTATTATCAGATTTTAAAAAATCTAATTCTGCCATTATTGATTATATATTTGTCTTATTTGTTCTTGTATTTTTTTAGGAAGAGTATTGTAATATTCTTGTGCTTTATCTTGTGGCATTGTTTTCATTTTATCTAACTCTTCAACAGGATTTGTTGATTTAGAACCAAACCAATCTTGCATTGTTTCGGCAAACCAACTTTTACTATCTTCATTATCTCCTGATTCTAAATCTTTGTATAAACTAGAACTGTTTGGAGAAGAATCAAATATTGCATTAAAAGTAGCTTCAAAATCTTGGTCTTCGCCATATAATTTTTGCATAGCTTTTTGAGCTGTCTTCATTGTAAAAGTTTCGTAATCAGGTTCGTCCATTCCTGTTAATGAATTTTTCTTAACAGAAGTTGCATAAACATAATCTCCTAAAGATTTATCTTTATTATCAGGACTGCTTTCTTTCCATTTTTCATAACTTGCAGTTAAAGTTTTTCTTGCTTGTTTGATTTCTCCGTTAGTTTTTAATTGAGATTGAGATAACGTAGTTCCTTTTTTATTTGGTTCTTTAAAACTTAATGTTTTATCTTTTTCTATTGTAACAATAGTTCCAGGAGCATAATCACTTGTGTTAAAATTTGGTTTTAATTTTTTTAATGCTTCTTCATCATTTTTATTTCCAATTTGATATGATGTACCAGTTGCTTTAGGAAATTTATCTATAGTTTCCATTTCGCCTGTTAATTTATTAAATTTAACAAATGAACCATCGTCCATTGTCATGTATTGAAATTTAGACATTTCATCAGTTAAGTAATCTCTTTTACCTTGTCTTGCTCCTGCTGATACTGCCCCTGCTACTTGTCCCATACTTGGAGCAATAGGTTGAGGTCCTGACATGGAAGCTAATGATTCTAAAATTCCTCTACGTTGAGCTGACACCATTGGGTCTGAGCTCATTAATCTATCTAATATACCCATTACATGAATGCTCCGAGTAATGCTCCACCTGCTGCAAACATAGGATTGGTACTACCTAAAAAACTTCCCATTTCTGCACCTGCTAGACCACCAGATAATAAACCTGCTGCAAGATTACGTTGAAGAGGTGTAACATTAGTTTGTGTTTGACCATACGAGCCACCTGTTGCAGCTTGATAATTTCTTAACTTTTCATATGGAAGAGCTTGTTGATATTGATACCTATTCATTGCATCTGCTAGGGCTGCTTCTTGTAATCCCTCACGTTCAGCACCAACTTGACGTAAACGTAAAATATCATCGTAATCTGTTTGCGACATTTGAGGAGCTGCCATTAAAGCATTATTCATATTAGCTCGTTCAGACATATAATTTTGTCCGTATAATTGTGTTCCTAAATCTCCAAGAGAATCTGCTAATACTTCTTGATTAGCACCACTACCTAAACGTCCTGCTGAAGTAAATTGAGATTGAACACCAGAGGTAACGTCTCCTGCTAATTTATTATACAAATTAGTTATAAAAGGATTACTTGTTGGGTCTAAGTAATCTCCTTTTAACTGTTTAAGCATTTCTGTGTTAGCTTGTCCCATTAAAGGAGAACCTGCTTTTGCTCTTGCTTCTTGTGCTTTTAAAGCTAAATCTGTTTGTGGAGAAAAATCAACATACGTTTGTCCAGGGAAATAATTTGGTCCTGGAGCTTGATATAAACTTTCTGCTCGTTTAAATCCTTCTTGTAAATATGGGATTTGCGTAGCCCATGGTGTTACGTTGGAAACTGTTTTTGCTTCTCCTGCGCCTTTACTCATTTGTTAATTCCTTCATTAATATTATGTGTTTTTGTTTGTAATCTTTTAACCATTTAACCCAACCTTTACGTCCAACGAGTTCTATTCGTTGACATTTGTTTAATTTAGCCCATTGTTCAATCTGTTCTTTTATTGGATTGAACCAAGACTTCATATTCGTTCCTCCTGCTAAAAAATAACGACAAGAACGAAGTCGTGGATAGTCTATTATTTCTGTAATAATAGCTGCTTCCACTACGTTTGTTTTTACATTCCACGAAATCCATAATTGCATTTTCTTTTTTAACAAACTGTCAAAAATATCTTTAGGCATGTAGGCAAAACCATCAATTTCTAATGGTTTTAAAAGAAGTGGCTCAATCTGTTTCCAAATTAAGCCAACATCTTTGGGAGGAACGTAACTTATTTGACTATCCGAAGATAGTGAATCCGAGTGTTTGATCTGTGTTTCCTGAACTGGCATGTGTTAATGTTGCTGAACCATTTACTCTAGCAGAAACATACAACGTATTTAAAGCTGTACGTGCATTTGCAGTTGTTGGCATAAAAACAATAACAGAGTTTTCGCCAATCCGAGCATTGGTTAATGTTGAAGTAGTCGAACTTGCTGTCAATGTGATGCTTCCTGTAGAATTTAATTTTCCATCAATCGTATTATTTAATGATGAAGAAATTAATCGTAAATGCAGATCATGGTCTGGCATAGAAATAGGGACATTAGGATATTGGTTTGTTGCCATTATCTTTTACCTTCTGGTCTTGCTTCTATTTCTACTCCTGACATTGTTGTAAAATTTCCTGTTACTTTAACTCTCATACGATGAAATCTACTTGTAGATCGCATAGGACACGAACCATTTGTTAAAGTTGAAACTGCTGTTCCAACACTAATTGTATTTAACTGTGATGATCTTGATAAAGGAGTTACTGTTACTGACGTTCCCCCTACACCATCAACAATGGGAGTAGAAGAAATTAACGTAGATCGTCTTCCTTTTGCACCTTCAAATTCTGTTGTATCAACTGTCGCTGTTAGACTTGTTGCAATAAACTTTCCAAATTTTTTATCGCCACTAAAACCTGCTAAACCAACTATACCTTCTCCGTAATAATACGAGTCTAAAGATTTAGGTAAATTATCTAACGTGCCTAACTTATCTAAACTTTCTAATGTGGTAAAGGCTTCTTGGGAAGCAGTTGCAATATATTGAATATCCATGCTTGACCCTGTGCTAAATCTATTAACGGAATAATTATAAATTAATAATTTATTATTTATATCTCCTGTTGTAGAGCCTGTTGCACCACCTCGATAAGACCAAAATACACAACTATTATTTGGGTCCACAGCAGCACATATTCCATCTAAGTTAGATGCTAAGTCTTCAAAAAAATAGTTATCTATTTTACCTTCGCCTATTGGTGTTAATTGTTGACCACCTGTTAATTTATAAAATCCATCTTGTGCTAAGAAGAAGATCATATTACCAAACGAACAAACAGAACGTGGAGCAAATAAACCTATGTTGTCAGAAATCTTTTCAAAGGTAAAAATTAAAGGAGTACCAACATAACTAACCCTATAAATTGCTCTCTCAAAAAATATAATACCAAAACTTTCTCCACCGATAATCGCTTGTATATTACCATGAGGACCAACAACATCTTGATAACCTGATTGTGTAGTTTGTGATGGGGTCCATTGTGTTATATTATTTAACCCACTCCATTTTACACGTTGGTTGTTAACATTATATTTTTGAAACTTATGTGTTTCACTTCCACCAGTAGCAGTTAAAGTAATAGCTGTTCCTGCTGTTGCATTAGCCGAAGTTGTTGCTACCTTAAAAGTATTTGTACCAACATAAATAACATAATAGGTACTACCATCAGTTAAGTTAGTTAATGCAGTATTTGAATTTCTGTCATAAATAACTGTATCGCCAGTTGACCAACCATGACCTGCAATAGTTATTTCATTACTAGAAATAGTATTAGAGTCAAAAGTTTTTGCTGTATCATATTCTGTTGTAAAACCTGTAAAAACAAAATCTCTAATTACTGCTAAATATTTTGCTTTAAAAGTTGTTAAATCTGAAAAAAGACTATCAACACCTTCTTGAAATTTTTGAATATAATTTGCATGGTTAGCAGCAATAATATTTGTACCAAATTGTGTAAAAGCCCAAAAGTCTCTTGCACCTTCTGTTGTAGAATTACTATAACCACCTGCTTTAGATTTATCTATAAACTCTTGTGAAGAGTTCATTTGATATAATTTTGTAGCATCTCCTGCGTAATTAGTTGTACCTCCTTCGTTAAAGGCGGTAAATAAACCAACGGCATTTCCTGTTAAAGGTGTTGTACTTAATTCTTGAAAACCAGGCAAAGATTTATACCCAACTTTCAATGGCAACACATTATCAGCTTGGATAGCTCCTGTGTTTTGATAAGTTGGTAAATCAGTTTGTAATTCGCCAAAAGGTATCATTAGTAAACTCTTCGTTTAGGGGAGAATTGCGTAGAAGTCATTTGTATAGGTGTTGAAGAATGTTTTCCTTTTTCATCACTTAAATTAGCTTTCTGTACTGCTTCATTAAAAAGGTTAGCCCATACAGGAAGTCTTTCATCATTTTGAATAAAAGGAGTTGCTTCTAAAATACTACCATACAAATAAAGTTCAGGATAGTTTGTTAAAATATCGTTTGTTGTATTAGAATCAGATAATCCTGCTATCCGTTTATAATAATACATATTAATTGTGTAATCATTATCAGGGGAAGGACCAAAATACATTTTGTCTCCAATGATTGTGTAATACACAGGCATACCATTACCAGAGTCAACATACACTCTATTTAATTCATTAGGAGCCATATATTGTAATTCAGTTTGAGGACTTGCAGAAGTATTCTGCACAGAAATAAATTCTAAAAATCCTGTTGGAATTGAAATATATTTTGTACCTGAAACTGTGTCAGTAGTTGTATTAACAGCCATTTCACGCAAACGTAAATCTTTTGCATGACGTGATTCTGCTAGATCAATAAATGTATCAATGTTAGCAGTTAAATCATCTCTGTTAAGATAACTTGCTATCTCCGTTTTTAAATTTGTGTAAGTATCTAATGCCATTTAAACTGTTCCTGTCCATACTCGAAATGCTCTATTGTCGGAATTATTTAACCATCTTTTAAAACGTACATGGTCAACAATATCTCCTGTTGAAGACATAATTCCTTGTTTTGCTAATTGTTCAACAACAACCAAAGGGATAGATGCAACATGATTAAGTTCTTTAGACTTACTTACACCTTCCCCAAGGCTTTGTTTTCTTTTATTTTCTTCTATGACAGGAGTTAAGTCTTGGGTTCTTTCAATATGAAATTTACCTTCACTTTTATCTTCAATAAAGTTTGTATCAACTATATCTTTTGAAATAGAATATTTAGTCATTATGAAGACATCTCCGTTACAGAAATTTGACCTGCTCCTGTTGCGTATGCAGATACAGTATCAGAAGGACTTGTTTTCATAGTTATTGAATCATCGGCACTCAATAACATTCCGTCTTTACTTGCAGCAGTACCTTCTAATTTAATATAAGCATCAACACTTGTTGATATATGAACTAAATATACATCAGCAGAAATAGCAGTTGTTAAAACTCCTGCTCCTGAATGATCTTGTACTGTATATTTAATTGGTCTGTATTGATATGTTCGTGCCATGATATATCCTTATCTTCTAATAACGTAACTTACATCTGCTGTAGTAGCTGCTGCTTGTTCGCCATTACTTTTAATATGAATTGCGTCTCCTGCAGCTACTAATACTTCTCCACCAATAGCTAAAGCTACACCACTTTCATCTGCTGTCGCATCTGCTAAAGTAGCATCAACAGTTGTGTCGGTGCCATTTTTCATAATGTCAAATGTAGTAGTCGCATCAATTACAGTATGCACATTCATGTAAATTTCTTTTAATTTTCCACCATCAGGAATAACACATACAGGACTTGCATTGTCTGCTGTTTGAATGGCAGTCATATTACCACCCATAATAAAATAATCGTTTAAAGTTCTCATTTTTTTCCTCTTATTGTTCTGAGTTAAAACTCTTCAATAAATAAGGGGGCCGAAGCCCCCTGTTGTTTCTTAACTTAACCTAAAATTAAGAAGTAGTTAAATCTGCAACTATACCAGAAGATGATTGGTTTCTTGAAACCACTCCACCTTCCATTAGTAATAACATGTGAGTGTTATCGCCAGTTTTTGCTAGTTGAGTGTTTTGGAATGGACGTAGAACATTGAAACCCCAATATTCAGAATCCAATACCCAACAATCTCTATCTCTTTGGAACCTGTTTGGTTTAACAGTTAAAGTTCCAAAATCAGATTGGTACACATCTACTGCCGCAACAATAGTTTTTGCAGGTACTTCTCTAATTGCAGTTGAACCGCCTGTGAAGCCAGAAATTGCTTGTTTGTTAAATGGACCCACCATAATAGTGTCTGGGTTTCCACCTGCATTGTAACATTCTCTGATTACTTCTTTTAGCATTGATTCAGAAAAAGCTCTTTGAGTTCCATCAGTTCTTGTGCCTGAAGGTACTCCGTTAGTGTGAGCTGCATCTGCACCCCCAGTACCAACACTAGAGTTTCCTCTTATCCATGTTAATAATCCTGCTGTTTTTCTTGCTGCAGCAGAACCTCCCACAGTTGGGATTACGTTAGCTTGACAGATACCTGCTTCTACGTCTCTCTTTAATTCTTTCGAATTTTTTGCGAGACTATATGCTAATTGAGTGCTGCGTCCTGCAGCATCTACAGCATCGTCAGTACCAGTAATGATAAAGTTCTTTGCGTAGATTTGTGTGTAGTTATGTAACTCTTGTGTAGCAGTTTGTGCAGTTGCCGAGTAGTCGTCTCCTTCTACTTGATGGTTTGCAGCACTTGCTGCAGCTAAAGAGTCTGTAAGCCATTTGAACTGAGTGTTCGATGCCTTACCTTTACCCATGCTAGAAAACATTGGAGTATCAGTTGGGCTGATATTATAAATTATATCAGATAACTGTTCTCTTATGCCTTTCATATCATAGGTATCGAAAGTATTTCCTGGCTGTGCCATGATAATTTTCTCCTAAAGTTGTTGGGCTTCCGTCCAGGCAAGGAAAGCATCTTTTGTTTTCCTATCATTCCCCTTCTTGGGATTGTCTTTTAGAGAAGCCATTGCTTTTTGAATCGCAGACGAACTTTCAGAAGATGTAGTAGTTTGTGAACCAGAAGTTGTTACCCTAGGAACTCGTTTAACTTTCTTTCCGTCTAGTTTTGCTTTTTTTAAATTATCTAATTGCATTGCATTGTATGCTACCAAAACTGTTCTGTGATCTGTTAAATTTTGTAGTTCCGTATCGGTAAATCCTTGTGATACTAAAAAGTTTTTAATATCATTTTGAACTTTAGGAGCTTTATTAGGGTCGCCAAGAATAGGTAACTTTTCAATCAACTTTTCTTGTTCTTGTTTAAGAACAGTATTTAATTTTTGTTGATATTGAGCTTGTTGTTCTTGTTTTTCGCTTTCTAATTTAACTCGTAAATTATTCTGATGTTCACGTTCTTTTGTAATTCTAGCTTGTGCCTTAACATATTCCGTTGGGTCTTCTTCATAGAGCTTTTCCAAATCGGCTTCGGACATACTAGGTTTATCAAAATTACTTACAACTTCTTCAAGTCGTTGAACGTATTCGGATTTTTTTTGATTAGCCACGTTCATTTCATCTAAAATTTTTTGACGTTCTAACTCTAAGGTTTTACGTTCTTCACTTAATTTAGATGTTTTTTGTCGGTAATCAGAATCTTTAGCATAACCACTTTGTAATTCCTCTAAAGTAACTTTAATTGTCTCGCCATTGACTTTGACATCAAAAAGTTTCTCGTCAGTTTTCGTTGTGGTGTCCTCAGACACTAATTCCAAATCGTCAGGGGTTAATTCCTGCGTTTCACTTTCAACTTTAGTAGATTGCTCTACAGGTGTCTCTGGTGTTGTGTCCTCATTCCCTGTGGCTTGGTCTTCTTCCAAAGTACCCAAAAGGTTGATGATTTCACTTTCTGCTGTTTGCTGTGATAGCGCAACAGATTCCTTTACAGGTTGATCTGCCATATAGTCTCCTTAATTTTTAATTAAAAATTTTAGTTTTTTGTATGTCGGTCAATGTCTTATTCGCCAATTTTCCTGTCTCCATGACAGACGTAATTTCGTTGATAAGTGATTCCAACATTTTACGCATGAGAAATATTTTTTCTCTTGCTTCGGTATCTCGAAGAGGAGATGCTAACCATTCTTGGTTTAATCTTTCTTCGATTTTTTTTACTGCATCAGTAAAAATTTCGTCTTCTAGTATTCTCTTTGCTTGATTACCTAGATGAATTTCTTTTGACATATTTATCTGTCTGATACGTTTCCGTAAGTCATTCCACTTGTGCCTACATTTTCGGTAGATGGGTTGTTATATGGATTACTATAATTATAACTACTAGAGCTACTAGAACTGCTTGAGCTACTGCTAGATGTATCATAAGCGCCCCCACCATCTGTTCCTTGATTAGTATAAGGTT